TAAGAACAATTGACACATTTGAAGATGGCATCTGCACATCCTTGGTTGGATATGTCAGAAGTCTGGGTTCCGAATAGTAATAGTTTACTACAGAATCGCTACCATTTTTGATCTTCACGCTCTTATCTCCAAACGTAAACGTTGGATTGTTGAAGAGACTGACGACTCCTAGAAACTTATTAAGATCCCAGATTCCAAACTGGACATCAAAAGTTTCCTCAACGGTTGCAACTGCCATTCCAGTCTTCGACGGAGTGATTGTCTTAATCACGTTACCGGGTTGAACCAGAAGATTTGAATTTAGACTTGAAAAGTTTTTAAGAATTGTTAGTGTATTTTTTGAAAAAGTCACGGTGCTCATATTTTATCTCACATAAAGGTCTTCAAAATCATCGTCATCAAATCCACCCTCAACATAATTTTTTAAATGTTGTTTGGATTTAGTTTTTTCTGAATTTTTTTCTTTTTTAGAAATTGATTTTAATTGTTTTGGTTTTGGACGATTTTTATCTTTTTCTTCTTCACGCATATTAGTCTCCATTATAGCATGTTTATTTACAGATGCAATCCTTTCTTTTTATTTTATACCACTTCAAACCAAGAAAAATCTGCACATATTTGTGATCCAGCATTTATTGGTGTAAGTGTTAGAACAAGTACATCACTTACACCAAGTTGTGTTCTTCCGAGTTGAAAATTAAAATCATTTACATCAGAAATTGAAAATGCCCCACTACTACTGATATAACCACCTATGATATCTGTTCCGCCAGTTACTGCTGTAGCTGTATTATTATAATCTACATTTCCATTGAAATGAGTCGACCATGTATTTCCAGTTAATGTCGGATTTAATAACAAACGATATTGAACTGTGTCTGGTTTATTATTTATGGTTTCTTGTACTATTACGCTGATATTAGATGGAACTATTACATTATCTAATCTATTTGAATTCATTCTCAGCGCAATAATTGGATACTGAGTTCCTGCGCTTGTAAGAGTCCTTAAGGATGCTCCATCATGAGACACATTATATCTTCTACTAAACCCTTCATATCCACCCTCACTCATAACAGATGAGCATATCTGGTGCATTGTACTTCCAGCTACTTGAGATGTTGTATTCATTATTTCATATCGAATTGGAAGAACCGCTGTTGTCATGTAGGTAGTTGAATGTATATTATCATTATGGAATGTGTGTGCAATTACTGGTTTTCCATCAACAAAAAACCCAGTACGAACATCACCAACACCAAGCCATTCTATATCTGTCCAAAATATATTTGCTTTAGTAATATCAATTGTTCTTCCAGATGAACCATTTCCATCAAATTTATCACCATTCCAATCCGATTGGTTCACAGTTGTTGTAGTATTCAAAGATGCGCTGGCAAGACATATTGATAAAGTAAGACCATTTTGTTCCAAATATACTCCGTTGTATGGCACTCCTGATGTAGCACCACCAGTAATACCAAAATATCCTATTCTTTGTAGTAATCCTTCTTTTGGTGTATTCATTGTAAATGTATTAAGAATTAACAATGATTTTCCTGGTTGATATGGAAATACTCTTTTTGTTTCTCTTGTAATTTTACTTCCAGCAGTAATTCCAATCGATAAAAGAATGGCACTTTCGTTTAATACATGTATTGCAGTTCCACCAGTAATACCAAAGTTATCCCATTTATCATTCATTTGATATCTGTGCTGTGAGTCGAATAATGTAAAAGGCTGAGAAACTTTGAGTCGATTAAATGCATCGACTGAATTACTCTTAAATCCAACAAGATCGTTAAATAAATAACTCATATTATTCTCCAGCCATTTCTATATACAAATTGTAATGAAGCATTATCTATATTTATTATGGCAGATGATTGACCATCAATTTTATCAGAAAGTGTGGCACCTCTGATGATGATGTATTTGTAGGGATCTCCTGCATTTCCAGATTCATCTTTTACTGTTACATTTTTTCCATCATCAGCATTTTCTGGTAGCACAATCAAAGCAGTAAAACCGTAACTAACACCAATATATTCATCATATATGCTGGCAGCATATGATGCTCCAGTAATTAATGTCGTGCTTACATATACTGTAGAGTTACCAGAAAACTCAACCCAAAACCTATTACCCTCCTCCACTATTCTAGTATATAATTTAGATGTTGAAGGAACATACCATCTATCTCCAGGTTTTGCATTCTGTGGTGGTGTTTCTTGAATGAAGAAATTGAAATCACCACCGACTTCTTTCCAGTAATTATTTCCTTCTAAAGTCCCTGGAACTTTGTTTGAGGTTGGTCTAACAGCGGTGTATATCTTTCCATTAAAATCTACAGCATCCCCTATTAAGTAGAGGTAGAGTTTTCCATCAGCATCATATTGTTTAAATTTTCCTCTAAAATTTAATTTATCAGATATATTCATTTTAGTTATTTATAATTTTACTAAAATTATTTTTCTTTTCAAAGGAAATTACAGTATTAAACTTGTCCACTAATTGATCTGCCTTGTGACTTATGACGTATACGTTCGCCTTATCGCTTATAACACGAAGCAATTTCATAAGTTCATCCATACCCACACCATCTAAAGAGGAGTCAAAAACTTCATCTAGGATAAGTAAATTACAGTTCACGCTGTTTTTTAGTCTTGCAATTTCACGCCAAGCAAGCAACAACGCAAGATCTATACGCATCTTTTCACCTTCGCTAAAATTCATGTAACTGAAGTCATCTCTATACCGAGATTTAATCTGTTCATTGAATTCCTCATCAAGATTAAACTGAACAAAAAAGTCCATAGATGACAGAAACTTGTTTATAAACTTATTCATATGTGGTAGATAATACTTAATTATTTTTGACTTTACTCCACTGTCCCGAAGAAGTTCACTTGCAAGTTCGTGATACATCAGGTCTTCAGAATGAGACGCCTTTTCCTGTTCTAAAGTTGATAATCCGCCAACAAGAACATTGAGTTTTTCTTTCTCTTGTGTAATATCCTCTTTTATAGACGACTTATGAATCGTAGTTTTAATTCTTTGAATTTCTTTATTGAGAAGCGATATCTCGTTTTCAATTTTAATCGATTCATTTAAACTTTGCTTCAGTAGATTCAAATTAGATTCAAAAGAAGTCAATTCTTTTGTTCTTTCATCTATAAGACTGGTTCCCTGAGTGATTGAGTCTTCGATATTTGTTATTTCATAGTTGTTTAAAAGAATCTTTTCCTTCTTAAGTATCTCACTAATCGCCTGACTACATGTCGGACAAGTTGAGTTATCTTTGAAGAAATCAATTTCTTTTTGTTTCTGTTGTTTGTTTGCGTTTAAAGTTGCAATTTGAGAATTGTATTTTTTAATCTTCTCCTGAGTCTTAGAAATAATTACCTTTTGATTTTCAATATCTGTAGATATATCTTGTACTGTAACGCGGTTTGCGTGAATTCCACTCTTCAACAGTGCAATCTTACTCTCTAGTTCTTTAATTTGTTCATTTTTTGCATCATCATCTTCTGTGTTTTTCTTTTCAAGAGTTGCAATATAACTTTGTTGAATTGCAATCTTACTCTTTTCAAGTTCTAGTTTGTTATTCAATTCCTTGATGGACTCCTTGAGGGAAAGAATCTTTCCCTTTAGAACGACATTCATGGTGCTAAAAATATTGATATCTAAAATATTTTCAATTACAGAGCGACGATCTGCTGCGGATAATTGCATGAACGGAACAAAGGAAGAACTTCCAAGAATTACCACTTGAGTAAAGGTCTTGTAGTTCATTTTTAATATTTGATTTTCAAGCAACTCTTGATAATCAACGCTCTTTGCATCTTGGTCAATCAGATTGTCATTTTTATAGATTTCAAATATTCGTGGATTGATTCCACGGCGAACCATAAACTTATCGCTTCCTCTGGTAAAATCAATCTCAACAACACATCCCTTTTCGTTAATTGAATTTACAAGTTGAGGTATGTTGATTTTTCGAAATGGTTTACCAAATAAAGCAAACGTGATGGAATCAAGAAAGGCAAATGACTTGCCGCTGCCGTTATTGCCACATATCAAAGTCGTGTTATTTTTATCTAACACGATTTCAGTCATAGCATTTCCAAAGGATCCAAAGTTTTTAAATCTAACCTTTTCAAACTTAATCATATCTTTAGACTTTCCATATAAAGATCACGAATTAGGGACTTAAGTTTGCCCTTGTCTAGATCGCGCTCAATTGCGTCAACCTCTCGGTCAATCACAGACATTGTATCTTCCGAATCGGAAAATTCAACACCTGATGTTTTTTGTTCAATTTGATCTTCAATCACGGACAAATCTTGTATTCCTTTGTCCCAAAGAGCATCAATAAACTTATCAAATATTTGCTGCTTGGATTTTGACCGTACAGTCACGCGAATAAATCCATTCTTCAGGTTAGTCTCTGCAATAAATTTTGCAATTTTCTTGACCTCTTCGGGAGAGGAGTCATCGTAATTGAAGATATGAAATATATTATTTGTATTTTCTATGAACTCCATTGTATCGGTTTGAGTGTCATAGACATGAAATCCCTTAGTTGAATAAACATCAGAAAAATTAATCTGATATTGAGTTCCAAGATAATGAATATTGTTCTGGGATTGCTTTATGTGAAAATGACCAGATAAAACTCGGTCAAATCTATTGAACATTTCAGTGGTAAATCCATGGGTGTGCTTGACCCCCATCACAACTTGAAATCCTGTGATTTCAAAATGACCACCAATCATTCTACACGGACACGAAGATATAAAAGACATAACTTCGTTTTCATTTTCTTTAGTGACCCAAGGCACGATTCCAAAACAAAAGTCATCAAACTTTATAACCGATGGTTTCTCATAGACTTTAATATTATCATACCGACCTGTTAAGATTTCCTTGAGAGAATTCAGATCATTTGTATTTCGATAATAGGTATCGTGATTGCCTATGGTAATATGCAAATTAATATTTTCCTCTTCAAACTGACGAATAAATCGTTTTCGAACTGAGGAAAGGGTATTAAAATTTACATATTTTCTTCGATCAAAAAAATCACCAAGGTGTATTACATTGGTGATATTGTGCTCTTTGAGATAGGGGAAAAACTGGTTTTCAAAAAAAGAAAGAGCATTATCTAAAAAGAACGGCGAATCATTACGAACCCCAAAATGGGTATCACAAATAAAAGCAATTTTCACTTTCGTTTCCTTCGTTTCCTTTTCTTTTTTTCCTTTGGTTCCATTTTTACTATGTCATTTTCGGACAAAGAAAAGTGTTTTTGCAAAAACTCACCATAAGACGAAACATCTCCATCCCTTTTCATCCAATCCACAATTTTACCATCAAGGTCGTTCAATTGCAAGCACTTATATTTTATAAATGCCTGTTTCTTTTCCTTTTCGATTCTGCGGAGAAACGCATAATATATTATCTGAGTAAAATATGAAAATGGGTTTGAAGACTTCGCTGGGTCAAAATTGTGGGCATAGAGTAAACAATTCTCCACTCCATCACCAATCATATCTTCACGAAATGGATAATTTATAAAATTTGGTCTGTGCGAAAGATGCTCTGCGATCTTTAAAAAAGATTCTGCAATATAATTGGTGACTGGTGGTCGCTTTTCACCACATTGTTCGGCAACGTGTACTAACTTCTTCCACTCCACCATCGATTTGCAGAATTTTTCATTATCGATGTAATGTTTGAGTGATTTTACCTCATCTTCTATCTCTGTTTCGTCATTTTTGTCTTTCATGCACATCCTCTGTTTTTGCCAAGTATAGCATCGAAAAACACTTTTTCAAGTCATTAATGACATTTTTTAAAATTTTGCTGATATGGGCTTGACAAGAACTTTGAGTCATGTGTATAATTTCTGTGTGGGAATAAAGAAGGAATCTAGTAACAGCTAATTATTACTTATAATCATCTGACTTAGGATCTGGATTCCAATCACTTAGCTTATTACCGAAGTCTCCACGACTCTTTTCGTCACCTGTAAAACGATTTCTCTTCTTGACTTCTTTTATCATTTCGAGCAGAGTCTTTGGGTCAATTACCCCACTTGTGATTAAATTCATAATTGCTTCTGCTGGAATATAAAGTTGCATCATGATCATGTGACGATCTAATTCGTCTTCACTTGACATATCAGGTGGAAGAATATTTTTCTTTGATTTTTTTCTTCTTTTCTGTGGCG